AACCGGCTTGTTGACCTCTTGCAGCTTCACCAAACACTGTATCTGGATCTGCTAGTAATTCATCAACAGGTTTTCCTGATTGAATAGCATCATAGATTTGTTGTACAGATGGTCTATTTTGCGCACCATACTGCTTACCTTCTCTAATTGCAGTACGTTTCATTTGACCTAAAGCAATTTCAGATACCTGATCTAATCGTCTTGAAAGCGTTTGTGATGCGCGGATGCCTTCTTGAATATTAGATAAGTCAAGTCTGCCTTGATTTTCTAATGTAATTCCTCTTGATCTGTATCTTCTATCTTCTGCCATCATTTATCCTATACGTTAAAACCCCATGTACCTATTTGTTGATATCCATATCCAGCCATAGCCAGCTTAGCACCCGCATCCAATATACCACTTTTTCTTGCTATATCAGCAGATGTACTATAAATCTCTGATTGTGTATTACCTTGTAATATTGCATTCTTAGTATTTGCAATATCAAACATTAAATCACGACCAGCTTCTCTATTATTTACTGTTTCAACTAATTTAGATGATCCTTCTAATCCTACAACACCTCCGCCATAACCGCGAGCTAAGTTAGCCGCATTGCGTTGACGTAATGATCTTAATGTATCATTTGCACGAAGTTCATATTCTAATGCTTTACGCTCACTTTCAGCAGTTGCTTGCAATGCCTGTACATCATACATTGCTTCTTGCGCAAGTCCTTGTTGATAAGACTGATATGCGCTTATGAGTGTAGAAGCTGTAAATAATACTGGTGCTGACATATTATGTTCCTTGATGTGTTGCTAATTTATATTCTAAACCAAGCAATGTAAATTTCATAGGGGCAGATTGTGTGACTGTAATCTGTCCTTCATTGCTATACCCAAGTATACCATGAAGTACCTTTGTTCCGGTAAATTCTGGTACTGCTGTATCGAGCAATCCAGCTCCTAATGTTCTGATCGGAACTAGATTTCCATTAATAACTAGATTCTGTGTTTTATAGATTAATGCATTGACTTCAACAATACGCTTCTTAAAGCCAATACGAGTACCTGTCTGTATACGTAAGTCAACAGGCATCGTCTTAACTTCTACGTCAAAATGCATACCCACTTCACCTGATGTTGTAGGTTGTGTTGTAAATGTTACAGCACTATCGGCTGTTTGATCCTCTTCAACAAGTCCATCTGAGATGACGTGTACTGTTTTGCCATCAATATGTGATGCATCCAAGCTTGCAGTTGTTCCTGTTACAGCTGAATCTGTCAATACTTCGTCATCAAATACTTCTATATAATATTTATCTGTACCATTATCATTACGCTTTACTACTATATAAATGTCAGTAATATCTACACCCACATCAATATATGATCCGTTAGTCACAAACTCAGATGGAGCAATAACGTTCTGTGCGCGTAGTAATGAATATACTGCCATTGTACCATCATCACCATTGACAATTAACAACAAGTCATTTTCATCTGTAGCCACTGCACGTCTAATATCCATACGTGTAGGATTCTTTAATAAATGTCCAGATAGTAATGAAATCTTAGATGTAATGTAAGTGAGTTGTGTATCAGAATATGCAATCTCAGACAACTGTTTACCTTGTCTTTGTATAAATAATACACCTGATTCTAGTTGTTTCACCCGGATACCTTCTTTTGTACCATTACGAGATGTTGATGATAAAAAGAAGTCAGTAGGAGTGATTGGTGTTAGTCCTTCTTGCGGAACATAGAATTCACCACCCGTCGTAAATACTTGCAGATCACGACCAGAGATAAGGTCAACGATAGCATTAAAAGTATTAGTATCAAGAGTAGCCTCAACAGCATCATCGTCTAATCCCTCCACAGGTTCAAAATCAAAAAAGAGAGCAACCTTAGATCCCCATATTGTTGATGGTCTTGATTTACTGCCACCAAAGAATAAACGACCTTGATGGAATGTGACTGATCTAGGGTATCCTCTTGATGCAGACCATACGTCTTCATATCCTGTTTCTATTTCCCAATCGCCTGACGCAATAGCCGTTGTATCAAAGAATGGAAACTCTGTCACGACATTGACATTTCTTGCATCAACATACTTCACAATTCTAGCTCGACCTTGTGGTGATGCATTAATGTATTGACCTACAACGTTAGGTGTAAATACGCGTAATGCATATACGGAAGTATTATCTGGAGTAGTTGTCCATGCAGTATCTACGGTAGCTACTCTAGTAGATCCTACATAGTCTGTAATTAATCGCTCTTGTCCATTTCCTGTACCACTGGTAATAGTAACATACATGCCATTATAGGCATCATCTGTAGCACTTGCTCCAGTGGCTAATTTAATAGTTGTTGATGTGCTTCCTGTTTGTGCTGTGCCATTGACTTGAGCTTGAGATGCTTCTAAAGTTACTTTACCAGTTACATCACCAGCGGTCAGTGTTCCAACAGGATTGTGGGTTGATAATGAGAAAGCATATTGAGGCACTGAATCAAATGTAATATCTGAAATAGTCCAAGTTGAATCGCTCACACCACGAACAATCTTTTTAGGGACTATATCTTCATGAACAACAATTAAAGTATCAGCAGATTGAGTATAGCACATAGTTCCTAACTGTGCGCTTGCAATCGTTGTAGTTAGATAATCATTACCTGAACCATTAATGTTTGTAACAAGTGCTTTGTCTTTAAAGACATACATGCGATTGTTAGTAAATGCCAACATGTAGCTATCATCAACTGAGAATTCAAAGTGTACTAGACGTACACCATTTTCTGGAGATCCGCCTAACTCTGTAATAAATCTTGTGCCTGGTCTTCTTGTTACACCACCTTGTGGTTGACAAATAACATTCTTTGCTACTTCTAAACCATTCTTATATGATTCAAGATCAACACGTGATCTGATAAGCGGATCAATTTCACCAGAGGTAAAGTTAGTCTGTATGTTGACAAAACGTGCCATTAATACCTCACATCAATTAATGAGAAATCCTGTATCGCGTTAGTTGGTTTTCCTTGACCATCAATATTCATAGCTTGTCTCATGTAACCACCGCGACCATTTTCACCGGGGGTGCCTTCTGCAACTGTCTTCCAATACTCAGATCGATCCACCTGATCTGTGATTGGCATTGCTAAGTGCCATGCTAATTGATATTTAAGTAATTGTACAAAGTAATGAGGTAATGCATATTCAGGTACATTATATTGATAATCAATATATACCTCTTCATAATCTGTTAAAACTTTATCACCAAGTAATCTGTATTCTCTGCGTCTTGGTGAACCTACTTCATCAGCATCATATAAAGCATTTGGTGTGCCTATCATGTCTGATGGTAGTTGATATTCATATCTATATTCTGTAGTCGGTGTCGTCACTAGCCTAGCTAGCTGTACCTTCTTAAATGAAAATGACCAAGGATAAGTTGCTAATGTTTTAATCTTAATATCTGGATAGATACGATCGCAAATGTTTGCTTCATCAGTTCCCTCAGTAAATGATGATATAGGATTAGCTCCAAGCATAAGCAATGCATCGGAACATATTTTAATATCGGTATCACCTGTAGCCATTTTATTTCCTTTAAATGTGCAAATAGGTAGGCACCGAAGCACCTACCTTTCTGCAATATATTACAACTTAGTCAGCGTCTGCAACTGATAGTGCTGTACCGTCAGATACGTCAACTACGCCAGAAGCATTAGAAAGTACAGTAACTAATGTAGATGTAGGAACAGAAGCATCCCATACATGAACTAAGTCACCCACTTTTAATACGCTATGTGCGTCATTGAAATAACCTGATGTATTGATATCAGCAAGTGTATCAGTACCAGGTGCTGTATAGCTCCACATTTGAGGAGCATTACCAGCTTTAGACTGACCACCTATTGGTTGTAGATTGTCTTTATTATAAGCCATGTGTCATTCTCCTTAAGCTGATTCACGACATGTGATTTGAACAATACCTTCAGCATCGATTGCTACGGCACCAGCTGAGAACATTGAATTCACAAGGAATGATGTTTTTTCTGGAACGTAGTTAATCTCTGTCTTAGGACCCATACCTTCAGCATAACCAACTGCATCTTTGTGGAATGCCCAAACAGTTCTGTCTAAAGAACCGTCAACAGCTAAACCACCTTCAGTTCTGTCGCCAAGTACATGGAATGTGAAACCTAAGAATGTATTGATTTCACCAGATACTAAAGCTTTTACTGAAGCATAGTCAGAAGATGTTAGTTTTTGTTCTGCTAAGATTGATGCTAAAGAGTTAGCATGAATCACCATGTGACGATCTTGTGGAGGTACGTTACCTTTGTCTAACAATTTCTTAGCTGCAAGAAGTTTGTCTAAGTTAAGGTTTGTATCTGTACCACCAATGTCGTTTGACACAGTGTTAGATGTTGAAGATGCTGTTAAAGCATCAATAATAAGTTGGTCTTGACGACGACCAATTGCATTAGCCACAACTTGCACTAATTCTTGTCTTTCGTCAAAGTTAACTTTTTGTTGCATGAAGATGTCAGAATATTCTGCTGCATTCCAATCTTCCATTGTTGCTGTTACTTGTGAGAAATCCACATTTAACGGTGTTACGTCTGTTTGTGGAATACGTAATGTTGCTACGCCTTTACCCACTTTAGGGAATTTTGCTGTTGAACCCTCAACGCCTCGTCTCTGTCTTACTGCTGCAATAAGCTGTGCTTTAGCTTGGTAAGCCTGTTTAACTTCGGCATCAAATAGGGTAACAAAAGCATTAGATAATCCAATAGCCATTTGAGACTCCTTAGTAATTAATAAAAGTAAATTAATCGCTGTGGTATGCCAGATAAATCTGGGCCTTGCTTGCTATTTACGATAGCCGGTCGACAAGATTACTTGCGTTTAAGGGTTACATGAATATGTAATAGGCCTCATGCGATAATATACCACATAAAGCCTATTATTACAAGACTAGATTAACCGTATACTTGTTGGAACGCACGTTCCACTTTTTTACGGTAGGCTGGATCTGTTTGATACTTAGGATCTGCAACAAGTTGTTGTAGTTCTTCTTTAGAAGGTGTACCTTCCACAGGTGAAGATTCAATAGGAAGTCTACCTTCGTATGATGCTCTTAGTTTTTCTAATGCAGCAATACCTCTAGCAGTACCGCCCATGACCTTAAACTCTTCAAAGTCATCTTTAGACCATACACCTTTATTAACTAGATTACTAGCCCATTTAACCATGCCATTAATGCGTGCTTCGGCATTTGGACCTAGTAACTTCATTTCTTCTTGTGTATTAATCTCTGCTTGTTCTGCATTACCTATGCCCATCTCAACAACTTGACCTACTAAATCATCTAATGCAGATTGGCTAATGCCATAATCTTTTGCCCAATCTAAGACGTGTTGTTTTAATGGATCACCATCAGGTGTTTCCCCAAATGCTGACGTATCATACTTGCCATCTTCTGGTGCTTTATGTTTACCTTGTGATATTTTCTTACGTAGATCTTTCCATGACTTTGCCATGCCTTCTAAGTCTGGCGAATCATCTTCTTTCCAAAAGTTTTCTGGCCACCAGTCTGGTCTTTCTAAAGGTTCATCATCATCTTCTTCACTAAGCGCAAATTCTTTTTTTGCTTTTAGTTCTTCAGGATCACGATGATCTATTTCTACTTTTTGTGGATTCTCGCTAGCATCAGCTTCTTCGACTTCTGGAGTAGCTCCATCGAGTAGGCCAGTGCTTGATTCTTGCTCCACACTAGGCTCGAGTGTTTCTTCCATTATAGTTTCCTTGCTCTAATTAACCTTGCTTCTAAATCCCTAACGATACTATTTTGTCCTTCACGGTAGTAAGCGTAGCTAGGATCGCTACCTGGCAAGGCAACAGGTTGCTCAACAACTGCTTCACGCAGCCATTTGATTAGCTGTTCGCCGTCCTCACCCCCAAGGACTCTAAGACAGAGACGATCTACATCATCTCTTTTTTGATTAACATCTCTAATATCAAGCGGCAATGCTTGATCTAAATCTTCCCATCCAGCCATAAATTATCCTTGTTGTTGCATCATCTCCTGTGCAGCTTCTGGATTTTGCTGTTGCATTTGTTGTGCCATTGCAGCGGCTTGTTGTTGCATCATAGCTC